GGGCTTCCGTCTGGTGCTTCGTGGTTGCCATGCGTTCGATGGCTCTCAATCGGGTGCTTCTGCTGTCGGTGTGTTCTGTGCTGTCTCGGGTTCCTTTGTGAACCTCGGCGCGCCCCTCTGCGAAGCTGTCGAAGAGTGGACGGTGGAGCCAGAGTATGCGGAGGTCGCATAGTGTGCGGAGTGTTCAGAGGGAACAGAAGTTGACAAAAGAAGTCGGGCGACCATAGGTCGCCCCTCACCGCGAAGCGGTCCGAAAATATTTTCGTTCTTTGATATACTTTCACATATTTTATATACCTTTGTAGGAGAAGGCTGCTACCTTCCTTGCGCGATGTTCGGGCTTCCGTCTGGTGCTTCGTGGTTGCAATGCGAACAATGGCTCTCAATCGGGTACTTCTGATGTCAATGTGAACAATGCTGTCTCGAATTCCAATGTGAACATCGGCGCGCCCCTCCACTTTTAGAGTTTGTCGGAGGGTAGGGCCTCGCCCCAAGGCGAAACATACACAATAGACTGATGTGCTGGTAAACCGTAATCGGGCTGAACGCAATAGGTCAGAGAAAAAGCAGACTTGACACCGCTTTAAGACACCGCATTAGACACTGAAAGACGATGAAACGCAGAGGGAACATTTCGCCGCTCATCGAAACGGAAGAGAATTTTGAACTTGCTTGGGCAGGGTACTCGGAGGATAAACACTCACGAGCCCCCGTCCGTAAGTTCGAGACTCAGTTATCCCAGAACTTGTCTATTCTATTAGATGCCTATCGGAGAGAGACTTGGCAGACTTCTCCATACAAAAGTGAGATTAAGCACGAGCGTAAGACTCGCATCATTAGCAAACTCCCCATCAAGGACCACGTAATGCAATGGGCGGCGTGTTTACACGTTGAGCCCTTATTGTGTGACACCTTCATTCGGAGGAGTTGCTCCTGCGTGAAAAATAGGGGTACTCACGATTTTGTGAATCTCCTGCGTAAAGATATGAATGATGTCGAGGGCACATTCTATTATGTGCAACTTGATGCCCATCACTTCTTCCATCATATACGTCACGACTTGATGAAACAAAAGATTCGCCGCAAGATTAAAGATGCTAAATTGTTGCGGTTCTTGGACGAGTTTATAGACTCTTTCCATCAGGGACTACCATTGGGAGTGAAAATATCACAAATTCTTGCAAATTTCTTTCTGGCCGATTTTGACCGTCTCGTTATTGCGATGTTCGGCATCGAGAAGGATAGAGATAAGATGGCCTATTGGTGCAACAGATACATTGCTGATTGCTTTGTAACCTGTCGCACGCCGGAACAAGCGGCAGAGTTGGCCAAAGGTGTTGAGTACCTCAAAAGTAAATTTGAGAGGTTTGTTAAAGAGGGGGTGCGCCATTATAGTCGTTTCGCGGATAATATCATTATCCAACATTCCGATAAAACATTTTTACATATAGTAGCGGAGTTAGCCATTATGGTATTGGCTCGCGACTATTACATCGATGTAAACAAAGATTGGAATGTGCGACCCGTACATAGTGGCGGTATCGATGTTTGCGGCTATGTATCATACCACGACCACCGAAGGTTACGCAAGCGCAATAAGGTGGCGTTGTGTCGAGATGTTGCCAAATGGCGCAAGAAGGGACTATCTCCCGAAGAGATACGACAAAAGTGTGCCAGCCGAATAGGCTTTGCTACACACGCAGATTGCAGAAACTTACTAAATAAACTTGATATAAATATGGGAAAGAGACTTGGAACAGTAATAAAGGAGAACCGCAGACGCAGACCGTTTGAGGATATGACCTCCGACCAGAAGAGACCATTTAGCGACCTCGTTTGCAATGATGATGCACGGGAAGATAAGTACAAAATCCTGCTATTAGATTTCGTGGTCGTCGATAGCACGATAGCCTTTGAAGAGGTTGTCGTTGAAGCGAGAGACAATGAAGGGCACATTAGGCAGGAAAAGAAATTTCAACCTAAAAAGTGTTTGGCTATAAGGTATAAAAAGATACTGAATACCATAACGCAACTCACATTAGATGGTGAGGAAACAGAAATATACGAGTGCGAGAAACGTGTTGATAAGACAGGTCGGCCAACGGCTGATGATGCGGAGTATTATTCTTTTTCAGGTAGCGAGGTGATGATAAATCAGGCTTGTTGCGAGATAAGCAAAGAGGACTTACCGTGTCCTACGGTAATAAAAGAATTTAGGAATAAACGTAATTTGAAATTTTATAAATTCACTTAAAGATGAAAAGAGTAGTTTACACAGACGGGCCACGCTCGTTTGAGAAATATGATGATACACACTATATGGTGTATCTAAACGAGGAGATAATCCCCGATTATACCCCTGAGGCAAGAGACGACCAACCAACTCCTGCCCCAATTACGGCATACGCTTATAGTGGCGAGGAGAATAACGGTGGTACTCTCATTGAAACAACCTCCTGCGATAGGGATTCTCTTATCAACGGTATAATCCGCACCCGATACTCACAATCTGCGGAAGATGCTATCAAAACGCATCAGATTGAATTGTTGAAGATGGAGAACCACCCAAAATCAGAGGAGTATGAGCGAGAGTGGGTCGAGTTCTCTGCGGTACGCAAGATGGCGAAGTCTGCCGTTGATGGCTGGCTGCTGTTGTAAACTGATGATTATATGCAATGTCCTTTTATAGCCACCTTCGGGTGGCTATTTTTGTGTAAACAAATAGGATATGTGGCATAAGAATTTAAGAATACAACTTGGCACTGCGGTATTCCTTGTGGTAGTTGGAGTAGGTCTATTGATATCGGGTTTTATTGTTAATCCAACAGGTGTGATACACCCATCAGTCTTGACGGCATTTGGAGAGATTGTAACATTTGCAGGTGCATTGTTCGGTGTAGATTACAAATATCAAACACGACTGATTGAGAAGATACGCAAACGAGAAGACAAGAGCAGCTCTCCCGCTCCTGAAAATTCTTGAAAGAATCTGCAAAACTTTTAAGATATGCTTAAAAATCACGATTTTTTGAACATATCAATTATTATATGTAAAGAATTTGCGGTTTTTTGAACATTAAAATAAACTATTATGTCTCGTGGATATAGAAACAATAACCCACTAAACATTCGTAAGAACAGCACCGAATGGGAGGGATTAAAAGAACAGCAGAGTGATTACTCCTTTTTTCAATTCAAGACTATGGCCTATGGATATCGGGCCGCATTTATTACGCTGAATACATATCGAGAAAAATATGGGTGTGTTAGTTTGGCTGATTACATTCGCCGCTGGGCTCCACCGTGTGAGAATGACACCAATAGTTACATAAACTTTGTTGCTCAACGCTCAGGCTTGGCCGATGTATCAGTGATTGACACAACAAACAAGGAACAGATGGTAAAAATTGTGGCTGCTATGGCAAGAATGGAAAATACGGCAGACCCCGATATTGAGCCAATAATGCAAGGTTGGGAATTATTCACCAAAGATAGATTGATATGATAAAAGAATTTTTTGCCCGCCTGTTCTCTTGGAGGGGGTTGCAGGGGGTTATGGTATTACTGTTGTTAGGCCTTGTAGCCTTAATCGCTATAAGAAGTAATAATCGGCTAAAAGCGGATATTGCTCGTATGCAGCACAATCAACAGACGATGCAGGCCGAAGTGGAATACTACAAAAGTCGCTCTGGGGAACAGGTGGCGACAATAGAGGCTCTCACCTTGGAAAGAGATGAGATTAACAGATTGGTGCCCGAGTACAAAAATGAAATTGACAATCTCCGCAAAAAACTACGAGATGTAGAGAATATGGGGAGTGTGGTCAGCACCACAGAAATTGAGGTGGTCGCCCCCATCGAGGACTACATACATAGGAATATTATGGCCGAGATGTTAGAGAACTTATCGGACTCACTGCATCAGCACTATTCTACATTGCCAATGAAACATTTTCATTGGGCCGACCAGCATAATAGCATAGATGGGATAATCTATGAAGATAGTGTACATTGCAAGGTATCAATTACTGATAGACTAAAATTCATTACATACCGCAAAAAAAAGAAATGTCTTTTTAAGCGTAAGGGCAAAGTTCTGGGATATGATGTAATATGCGAAAATCCAAACACACAGATACTCGATATTGAGTATATTGAGATATTGAAATAAAAATGCCCCGACCTTGAAAGGCGGGGCGCACTCTTTGAAGAAAGCTGTCAAACAATAACTACAAAGAGATAACAGAAAGTTGAGCAACAATCGCTCGAATACCTTGACGCATTCTCTCCATCTGACGAGGGCGAGGAACGCTTACACCTGTTGAATAATGGCCTAACTGACGCTCGTTTATGCCAGATGCTTTTGCGAGGGCAGAACGAGAAACTAATGACTCTGCACAATGGATAAGGGCTCTGCCTGATAATTCAAACTCCAATTCATACTCTCCTTGAAATTCAGCAGGAATCGCATCGTCCTCCTCACGCAACCAATCAAGGTGTAAGCGTAAGGATTCGGCCATATTAGCCTTAACCTCTTCCAATGTTTTGCCCGTAACTACACAGGCAATATCCTCATTGGCGGGTGCGGCACCATAATTATCGTCCCAATCCACATTGATTTTTACCTTTGCCATATCTTTTTATTTTTTTTGCAGGGTGGGGTGTTATTTCCACCCTGCTTGTTTCCAAATACTGTTTAACAAAAATTGGTCTAAAACATCGCTCATCTTACCTCTTACGGTTACTTTACCCGATTTGTTTGGGTTCTTGAATTGGCGATGGTCTCCAACCGTGTTGTGTAGATACCACCCATCGGCTTCTAACAACTTGATGATTTCTCTGACTTTGTATCGTTTCATTTTACTCTTTGTTATTGTTTGACATTGCAAAGATAGTAAAAATACTACGATTCACAAATAAAATCATACTTTTTTTACTACTATTTGCAAAAATTATTCCAATCCTTTCATTTGTGGAAAGAATTGGAGGGCTTCTTTCCGCAACCATCTTTATATTACAATATACCGTTGTAATTCAAAAGAATAGGATTAGCGTTCTTAATATCCTGCGGTGTATATACATCGGTCATCAGCAGAGACGAGTGTCGTGCTTGTTCCTTGACGGATAGCGTGTCACAACCCGCACGGAGCATAGCCGTAATACCCGTATCTTTCAGAGAGTAGAATTTATACTCTTTGGGAAATTTGAGTGCTGGCCGAATGTAACGACTCCAATAGTCTCGGTAAGTTTTCTCATTGACCCATTCGGGACCGGGCGTGAAACCTTTGGAGAAGATATAGTAATTGCTTGGGTGATTAAAATAGCCGAGTTCAATCATTAACTCTATAATCTTGCGTGGCATAGTAACTACCGCAGACCTTTTGTTTTTGGATATAAAATCAGGAATGAAGATAGTTTGTTTGGCTACATTGATATTTTCCAACTTTAATTTGGCAATCTCTTTGGGGCGAATCAACATATAATGCAAGAAGTAACACAGCAACAGATAAGGTTTGTTGTGTTCTTGTAGCCAATCACGCAATTTATGCATATCGTTGGGAGCAATAATTTGTCTCTCCTTCTTTAATAATGCTCGACCAATATTTTCCAGCCCATCAGTAGGCTTTGACTTCAAGTATAAGTGTTGCACCAAGAATGATGAGAATGTACGAAGCCACCCTAAATAATTGTTTCGTGTTCGGGGCGAACTTTGTCTATCCATATAGACATAATCCAAGAAACGTACACAGAACTCTCTATCAAATTGATATACGTATCTGATAGGGATAGGTTGTTTAGAGTTCCAATCTTCGATTATACGGGCAAAGCAAATGCAGTCGTGATGTGTGGACATACGATGAACGCCATCGTTCAAGAGTTTAGTGACATAGTTGCGATAATGTTGGAGGGCATCGCTAAATAGTCTATATGAACTATTAGCCTCAGCGTCAATCCAAGGATTCCAGCCGTACTCCAACTTTTGCGATAAACGATGGCAAAGTTGTGCAGCATACTTTTTCTTCTCCTTGTCATTGCCAACGGTGTTAATCCTAATGCGCTTGCGGCGCATTGTACCTTTGGCTGGGTCGTAGGCATAAAAACCAACATACCAGCAGACTCCCGTGTGTAATCGTGGATAGGTGAATGAAAGAATTTCATTAAGCGTAGATGTACGCGCGTTTTTTACAGGTAACATTTTTTTTACATTTTCTCCGTAGTGAAAATGCATATAATTGACTCCGATATTATATGGTCGCGACCCGTTTCTGTCTCGCTATTTTTATGGCAAATGCCGTAAGGGATTGGAAAACAATCGCTTACGGCATTTTAGTAGCGGGGGGAGGACGGAAGGTGCCATTTTCATCGTAACTTCGAGCTTATCAATCAATTATATACTATTTCAAAAGAACATTAAATTCAATAAATTTGTCGTGAATCCGTCTCGTTGTCAGTCTAATATAATGGTATTACACAACGAGTTCCCCCAAATTCTTTTATCCGACATCGACATTGCTGGCAGGTTCTGCCACTTGGGCAATGCCCCCCCTATAAGTTTTCAACTCTTCTTGCTGGGATTCAATCGTCCTTTGCTGTGAGCGTATTAGTTCAAATACTTCTCTGCTCATCGTGATTGTGTCATCTGCCAAATTCTGATTTTTCTTTACCTCTTTAATCATAGAAGTATCGTAGATACCAGCATCTAATAAAGCCTTTATTCGTTTTTGAGGAAATTTTTCTTTCCCCTTCACAATTGATGAAATAAAGTTTTTATTAACGCCAATTAAGTCAGCGAACTCTTTCTGTGTAAAATTATTCTTTTCCAGAAATTTCTCTAAATCAATTACATACATAATGTGCATAATAATTTTAAGGCAAAAACAAGTAAAGTATATGGGATTTTACATATATTTTACATATCTTTGCTTTGTCAAGTACAACGCAAGCACAAGTCAAGGACAAATATAGTGAAAATTTAGAATAGGAAGCACATAAAATTCATATTACAATGAAGAAAAAAACATTTGTCGATTTTTGGAAGTCGTTAGATGCGGTTCAAAAGAATGATTTGAGAATCTTAATTGCAAAGAATGTAGATTGCGCCATAACTACTATTGATAGTTACGGTTGTGGAAAGCGTATTCCAAATGCATTTAAGCAGAAAAAGATGGTTGCAGTAATTAAGCGTAACTATCAAGTCGAAGTATCATTCTAATATTTATATATATGTATTTCGATATTGATGCTAATGGTAAGTTCTACATTATGGGCTTATCTAAATCTGAATATCAGACTGTCCGCAAGGCGTTAAAAGCGTATGCCAACCATCAAGGAGGCTTTGTAGTCCCAAAGATACCAGAGGAGTACTCCAAGGCTAAAAATCTTTTATCGCGCTTACCCGAAGTTAAATAAATTAATGGGGGGGGAATCCTCCGTAATATATCAATATGATACCTCAGGATGTAAAAGATAAAATTCTTGCTCACGATATAGTATCTATAATCGAGGCGGAAGGTGTATCTCTTAAAAAGAAGGGGGCGAACTACGAATGTTGTTGCCCATTCCACACCGAAGACACACCATCATTCAAGGTGAGTCTAAGCCGTAATATGTGGAAGTGTTTTGGCGCGTGCGATGAAGGAGGCAACGCCATTGACTTCGTTATGAAGTTGAAGAATATGAACTTCTATGAGGCGGTGGAGTATCTGGCCGACAAATTAAACATCTCCTATGATAAACGAGAGGATACTGCAGAGGAGCGTGAGATGCGTTTTCGCCGTTCCTCGATGCTTGAAGCAAACCGAGTAGCGTTAGAGTATTTTCGTTCTTGCTATAAAGCAAGTGAGGCGGCCCAGCAATATGCTACGAATAGATGGAGTACGAAGAGTATCGACACCTTCTCCATAGGTTATGCACCTCGAAAGGGCGGTTTATTAGATTATTGCCTCAAAAAAGGGTATAAGAGTAGTGTGCTACTACAAGCGGGATTGGTCAAAAAGAGCGAGACTGATGGCACTCTGTATGACACATTCCGTGACCGCATTATGTTCCCAATCGTAAATCGAACAGGTAATATTGTTGGATTTACGGGTCGCTATCTTGGCGCAAAAAAGGAAGTGGCCAAATATCTCAATACAGGTGAAACGGAATTATTCAAAAAGAGTGAAATACTGTTTGGTATAAACTTGTCGCTTCGACAAATAACAACATCAGGCACCGTTATACTTGTAGAAGGAAATCCAGATGTTGTGCGTCTTCACGAGATTGGTGTGCAAAATGCTGTTGCACCAATGGGTACCGCACTTACCAAAGAGCAAATGGATATCATCAAACGATATGCACGAACTGTAATATTAATTGGTGATACAGATACCGCTGGTGTCAAGGCAGTAGTAAAACACGGTGAGGACCTCATAAATGAAGGTCTTAATGTGCGCGTTATGGTTATCCCAGATGGTAAAGACCCTGATGAATATTTTAGGGGGAATCCGCACGACTATAATGATTGTCTTGCTCGTCATACTTTTGACTACATTCCTTGGATTTGTCGAAGTAAGATTCAAGAGAGAATGTCGCAAACGGAGATGGCGGCGGTTATTGCAGAGGTCTGCCAACTTATGGCCAAATGTCAAGACCAGACGGCAGTCGATATGTATATTGATGAGTTCTCAAAGCAATACAAGAACGCAAAGATTTGGCAGCAGGAATATTACAAAGCCAAAAATGCCATCGACCGACAGCGTAGTAAAGAGGTGTCGTTTAATATTGATGAAATGCTCCGAGAGTATGGATTCTATATGAAAGACAACTGTTATTTCGGTGTAGGTAATCGTTCAAGCGATAAACGATGGTCGAACTTTATCCTGATGCCTATCGTCCATATCCGAGATGAGAGAAACGCTCGCCGTATCTTCGTTATCCGTAACGCTAAAAAACAGGAGGCGGTCATAAAGTTTGCTCAAAGTGAAATGGTATCGTTTTCTGACTTCAAAACTCGCATAGAGACCAAAGGTAACTATGTGTGGGAGGCAGGTCAGGGAGAATTAACCCTACTCAAAAAGTATCTATACGATGATACTCCCTCGGCTGATGAGATTAAGCAGCTGGGTTGGCAAAAGCGTTATGGATTTTATGCGTGGGGTAATGGAGGTCTTGATGATGGCCATTTTGAGAAAGCCGATGACTATGGCATAATTAATATGAAAGGGCAGAAGTTCTACCTGCCCGGGTGTTCTCGCGATACCCAAGATGATACGCAGGGATACCAGCATCAACGAAAGTTTGTATATGCCATAACAAATAGTATTTCTCTTTACGATTATGCTCAGATGTTGATTCGCTCATTTGGGGATAATGCCAAAGTCGCATTATGCTTTTTATTCGCTACTCTATTCAAGGATATTGTGGTGAGTGTAACAACCTCATTCCCTATACTAAACCTATTTGGTCCGAAAGGTACGGGTAAATCAGAGTTAGGTCATTCGCTAACATCATTCTTTATTCCTAACAACATCGCGCCTAACATCAATAATACCACAAAAGCAGCTTTGGCCGAGGCAGTGGCCGAGGTGTCAAATGCTGTTGTGCATCTTGACGAGTACAAAAACTCACTTGAAATAGAGAAACGAGAGTTCTTGAAAGGATTATGGGACGGCGCAGGTCGCTCTCGTATGAATATGGATAACGATAAAAAAAGAGAAATAACTGCTGTTGATTGTGGCGTGGTTATGTCGGGACAGGAGATGCCTACTGCTGATATCGCTTTGTTTAATCGTCTGGTGTTCTTAACATTTGCTAAATCTACATTTTCAGACGAGGAGAAGAAGAATTATGAAGCCTTGAAGATTGTAGAAAAACGAGGCCTTACACACCTTACCGGTGAGGTTTTGAAACTGCGAAAGGTGTTTCAGGGCAATTTCCGTACAGCGTGGGACTCTGTACTTGAAGAGTTGTCCGAGAAGGTGCGTAAATACTCAGTAGAGGATAGAACTCTTAAAAATTGGGCAACGGTGTTGGCTGCTTTCAAGGCTATCACTCCATATATGAAGGTGCCATTTAGTTATGCCGAGATGTTGGACATCGCTACAACTTTATGTGTAGAGCAAAATAACAAAACCAAACAAAATAATGAGTTGTCAGGCTTTTGGGAGTGTGTCGATATTTTGGTGTCATCATCGAAAATATGGATTAAAGCGGACTATCATATCAAGATGGGAACAGGAACAGGCCGCCCCATCGCAATACAAGAGTCTCGAACACCGCTTGAATTACAATCAAGTAAACAGTATTTGTATATCAACTTTGCTCGCATATCACAACTATATGCCAAAGAAGGTAAAGACTCAAATGGTAAGACTATACCTCGTGAGACACTGAAATACTATCTGGAACACTCGCCCGAATTTTGTGGTACCGCAAAATCTGTGCGTTTCAAACTCATCGAGACCCCGCAGGGTTATATGAGTTCTACTGATGAGTCGGCTAAATCAAAGGTGACAACCGCTATGATATTCGACTATGATATGATAAAAGACAACTATAACATAAACCTTGATATTACAAGTGGTTATGCGGAGGAAGACGAGGATAAACTATAATAAACTAATATAAACTACACTATGGAAAGAAAAATTATTACTCACATTCATTCTTGTTTGCCGAAGTCAAAAAAGGCTACGGAGTTGGAAAGCTATTTTAGAAGATTGTTGTATGCTACTTTTACGCCAGATGAGTACCAAATGTTTTTAGAGAATTTGCAAAGTTTAGTTGTTTCCCTCAATACAAAATATCCGAAAACAAAAGAATGGATAGTAGAGGAAAATCCATATTCACCAAGTGTTTCGGTTAGAATAGATGGTACGGATAAAAATGCGTGGGTGGCTTTTTCTCCTATACTAAAAAGTTATACAGATGTGCAAAAAGGAGCAGAGCAAGGAAGTTCGTCGTAATATACTCATTCTTCGCGATAATATAACCCAATTATCGAATGCAATAAACTCGGTGAATATATCTACCACCGAGTTTTTAAGGGCCTATAAATGCCTAAAACGACGTAAACACAAAAAACGCTAACTACATCAACTACATTCACTACAATACTTATAATGAGATATTTAAGGTAAAAATACATTGTAGTTTTTATCTTCAAAAAAACTACATTCAACTACAATTTTTACTCTTTGTAGTCCTTTTAACTACAATTTATAAAATGTAGTTTTGTAAAGTGTTGATTAACAGTGTTGTAGTTTTGTAGTTGATGTAGTTGCGTAAAAACCTGTGGAAAATATGGATATTACAGATATTCCTGATGCAGAACTTACCACATATATCAAGCGGCTGATACCTATGTTGCTAAAAAAAAGGTGTCGAGAGTGGACCCCTATCCGTGCTATTGCCAATGACCCTAATAGGTTCCTCGATATAGTACAATGCCTTGCCGATTATCGCTTATTTGACGATAGGCAAGGGTGTTTAATGATAGAAGTGAGTAATGATTCCCTCTGCATTCGTGTATCTCCATACCATATAGAAAATAAACACGATGTAAATAAACGCTGGAAGTTAGATGATATAATTATATGACAGTACAGATTAAAATAGAAGACCAAATGTATGCCGATTATCTGCGGCATCTTTTCGCCGTTGAGAATAATATCTTAAAGGTTAATTCTGAACACGGAATGGGTCGGTTGTTAATAGCGCATTGTCGAGTGTCAGCCAAACCCGTCTCTAATCTTGAAGGAGATGGCGTTATAACTTTACGCCTACCTATTGTGGCAGCCACTCAAAACCTCCAACATAAATTTCTGTATTACTCGGCAGGTGATATCGCACAACTAAATTTGGCTTTACGCTCATACTTCGACCTCGATTTTACAGGATATTATCGGCGTGGTGAAGGCCTTAAATTCTCCAAAAAAGATATACTTGAAGGCTTTATAACTTCGAGAGAGTTGTTGTCAAAAGATTATTTTGAGGCTTTGGGTAAGCGTGTATATAGAGCGCAAGAGAAGCAACGAGCGTTGTTGATGAAGAAGTTGCAGAGAAAGATGTATTACATAGAGGAGAGTCTTGATGCGTCAGGATTAAAGAAATAATTTATTGTCAAACCGTAAAAATACTTCCGTTTTTGCTTATGCTTAAAATTATTGAAAGAATGTGGGTTAGGCCAATCGATGAGATACCAAATACTGATTGGATAGAGTTGTCTTTTATTCCTGCAACTGCGGTACTCAATATCGATGATACATTCGATAATGCAGCTGGAAAACTTACTACATATAAATTGTCGGCCAAAGTACCTAAACGATTACCTATATTTGACCGAAATGTAACTATAAAGATGCTATGGGATAATAATCTTACCGCTTCGATTGGGACTATTGACCTTCCTGTAAGATTTGAGGTAAGTGAAACAGATTCTATAACAATCACTGCCCAATATCAACATAGACCAGATTACTATTCTCGTCCGTCCTTTTAATATGGTGTGCGCCACCTTAATTTTGTGAAAAAGATTAAGATATGAAACGCGCACCTAATTATATTCGTTTGGCCCTCGATATAAGGCGAGGGCATTGGCTTGTATCCGATGCAGATGCTTTGATGCCTATTGCCTTGGATTTCTTTTCTAAAATAACTCCCGCTGTTGAGAGCGTGGAGTTCTCTCCTATGATGTATAGCACTAATGGTGTCGTTGCTGATGCTGGCGGTGGTGGCAAAGCCTCAAAGCAGAAATGCGTTGTAGTTTTGCCTATCCATTCTACTCTTACCAAATATGATACCTGTGCATCGTATGGAACAATGTCTATTGCTTCTGAATTGGTGCGATTGGCTTCTAAGGATAATGTCGTTGGTGTGGTACTCGATATTGATAGTGGCGGTGGTGCCTGCAATGCAATACCGCCGATGGAGGCGGCTATTGCAAAGGTCAAGCAGATGGGAAAGCCTATTGTGGCGCATTGCGATACCTGTGCCTCTGCGGCATATTGGATAGCAGCTCTTTGTGATGCAGTATTTGCCGATAATCCAATGTCTGAGTTTGGTTCTATCGGCGTTATGTCTCAAATCATCGATAACCGTACCACCGCATCGGGTGCAAAGGTTATTACTGTATATGCCAAAGAGTCGGAGGATAAGAACTTATCATATCGTAAAGCATTGGACGGTGACTATGAACTACTGCAAACAGAGTTGTCGCCCATTGTAAAACGCTTCCAAACTGCGGTAAAACTTAATCGTCCAAAACTTGATACTGACCGCAAAGGTGTATTGACAGGCGGTATGTTCCTCGCCGATGATGCTATCGAGTGTGGTTTGGCCAATGCTATACTATCCCTCGAAGAGTCTATCGAGAACGTGTTTGCTCGTGCAGGAGAATATTAACAACCATAATTTGTTTTATATGAGTAAGATTGAAAATTTTTTGTCTAACACCAAAATGGGGCGATTGATTGCCTCATACCTTGGTAAAACAAACCTCGCTGTTGATGAGAAGGGTAAAGTGTCTCTCACAGATGAGGAGAAAGAGAAGATTCGCACTATGTATGGTGCAGATTTCCTTGCGAAGTTTGAGGCTATGGACTTTAATGCTTCTGAGGACAATGCGCGCGAACTCTTTGATTCCGCAGTGCAGTATAAGGCGCAGGAGTTGGCGGCAAGCAAGGACGCCATCATCGCCCATCTTCAGTCGCAGGTGGCTACACTTTCAGCAGAGTCAGAGCCAGCACCAAAGTCTCAGACTGTGGCAGGTGTTGCCTCAAAATCATTTGTGGCTGATATGGCTTTGTCTCATAACAAGGCGGCCCACACTTTCTTGCAGAGTGGCTCACTGTCAGCCGCAAACCCAACAATCGAGGTTGCAGCACTGAATGCGGAGTTGGGTGCTTACCTTTCACAGGGCAACAACCTTGATATTCTGCGACAGCTCTATCAAGGTTTCACAACTGCAAAGCACTTGAATTGGAAACGTGCCGTGACAGAGTATAAGGCTGTGATGGCAGAGTCTGTGTCACACATCGTTCAGCAGTTTAAGGCTGCTTGGAATCCGAAGGGTGGTGCGAAATTCAACCCTCTTACTATTCGTAACTATCGCCATAAGGTTGATTTTTCTATCAACCCTACCGAGGTGGGCGAGGGCTGGTTGTTCCATCTTTACGATGAGCGCAAGACTCCTGACCAGATGCCTATCACTCGCTATATCGTGAACAATATCTTGTTGCCTCAGATTGCAGAGGATATTGAGTTGGTGATGATTGGTAAGGCTAAATATGTGGCCGACTCTGAGGAGACACACCAGACTATGGACGGTATTGAGACACAACTTGTCGAGGCTCAGAAGTCATCTGACTCAAAAATGCGTTTCTTTAAGGATGCCACAAACTTGCTTAACGCATCTGATGAGACAGTCCTTAACACTATCAACGCATTTGTTGATGCGGTGGCTCCGTTGTACAAGACAAAGCAGATGCCCATCTTTTTGTCTGACGACTTGTATATTAAGTACAAGAGAGCGTACAAGAATAAGTGGGGTGCTGGTAGCGGTACCGAGAAGACTAACTTTGGTGCAGACCGAGTGGATTTCTCGAACTTCTATTTGCAGACTCTCGATTGCTTGACGGGCTCACCAATCTTCTTCTCAACGCCTAAGCAGAACTTCATCGGTTTGCAGCACAAGAATCCTCCGCAGTTTATCACAGATATTCAGAAGCACGACCGTGAGGTGCGTTTCTACTGTGAGTTCTGGCTTGGTGTCGGTTTCTTGCTCGCCGAGGCTGTGTTCGCTTATGTCCCTGCGGACTATGACCCCGCATCAGCTGTCGCAGATACCCGAGTTGGTGCTGATGGCAAGTGGGTAGTTCCTGCTGATTCCGCTACTGGCGCAAGCGAGGCGGGTGGTGACCCTGAGAGTGTATAGAGTAATCACAAAAGATTAAAGTTATGAACTACACAAAAGTAAGTATCCCAAAGAATGGAGATGGCGCAGGTTGCGCCACTCCTAAATCCTCAAAAATCATCATCATTGATGTAGAGGATATTAAGGCCGAGCCTACACGCGAGGTGGGCAACGTCTCAATGACGGGCCCGCTCACCTTGAACGAGGGAGCAAAGGCTATCAGTTTTTACGCAACATCACCCTCTATCGATTTGACAGAGGAGTATTCTGGCGAGCCTGATGCTCGTGGTGTGAAACAGGGTGTCTCTGTGGAGCACCCCGGAAACAGTATTGCGGTAAAGAACTTTACGGAGGCCTTTATGAATAAGGGTGTTATCATTATGGTTCAGGAGTGTGATGGTTCTGCTGAGGGTAGAACACAGTACTTCGGCTCAAAGTGTAACCCTTTGTATATGTCTATCGAGCGTACCGACAACAAAGATGCTAATAAGCGTAAGTTCACTTGGAAGCAGGAGGTTGTCGATAAGTTCTTGCCCGGTGATTATACGGACGAACTTCCCGAGGTCGCTGAGGTGGCAACAACAAACAACGAGAGTGCGTAATGGCTGGGAATAAGAAGACTGAGGCATCGGTGGTAGTAGCCACCGATGTTCAGCCCTCTTCGGCTGATATTGAGGTTCAGCCAACAGAGGCCGTAGAAAGTACGCAGGAAGATGTATTGAGTACTCCGTATCAAGTCGTTGTTTGGGCCTATGCAGGCACAGAAGAGTTGATGCGTAGAGTATGGAAAAAGTTTTGCTCTTTACCTCTCGTTGTTAAGACGGTAGAGTTTGAGAACGATGCTTTTTCGGCTCTACTTACATTGGCTATCGCAGACAATGAGGTCGCCGATGAGTTTGTGATGGTTATGCCGAATACAATCCCTTGCGATGGTGTGTTGGCCGAGTTGTATATCCCAACCGTTTTGGTGGACTCAAAGGGTGAGGCTCACTACAATCATCGTTTACCGATGGTAATCAATAAAGCGGCCGCCGTAGAGTTGTTGGGTCAGTGTGCGCCCATTGAGTCGCAGGAGGAGTTTATCAAGGCTTATGCAAAAGAACATTGGGGCCGACCTGTTCAAGTGTCAATGCACTTTGGCAATTATGTTACATCGGTGTTAAGAGGTACACCCTGCATAAATGCCGTAACAGAGGGATTGATTAGACGCAAGTTCGTGTCGGCTAACGCTGTCGGATTTGCGGCTATCGAAAAACTAATCGAGCAAGTTTTGCTGTAATGATTCAAGCGATAAGTAATTGGTTAGGTTCGGGGGCCGAAGTTCAAGAGGGACTTCGGCTCTTGGCTATTTATGCCCCCAATCCTCACCTGCATAGACTTGTGTCTATAAACCCATCGCAATTCAAACATTTGCTTGTGCAGGTGTTGTCTGACAAGATACCAGCCGTTACACCATCAATAAGCCGCCAATCTTCATTCCGAGAAAATTGGTCTTTCCTCGGCGATGTTGATTGCCCTAACGAGTTGAAGGTGCTGGCATCTGATAAGATTTCGGCATATTGGAATTATGTCGATGCACACGAAAAACTCTTTTCGTGCTTTACACTTGAAGAGTGTTTTTTGACTGCAAAAAAAGTTATAGAAAATTACATCGAAAATCGGAAAATCTATTCCGAATTGGCTTATTATAAGGAGCATCACTCGTTACTCGGTAAGCACCCTATATTTGACGAGATGAAACACCTTGCAGAGTTACGGCATCTTTCCATTCAAGACCTGTTTCGCCGTAAGTGTAATTTGGAAGATGCTATCTGGCGAATACGCAGTGAGATTAAAAAAGGGAATAAACCACATCTACTAATCACACGCGAGCAACGCCTACATCGTAAGCAGAGAGAATTGAATGAAGTGCAGAGAATAATATCTACTTATGCCACTGTTTGATTTACCTTCAATAACAGAGGTCTCCTCACCATCTGCCGATGTAGAACGCAAAACCCGCTCTACATCGGCTATTGAGGCATTTGAAAATATGCATATCGAAAAGGTGCATAGCCTTAAAGAGTTGCTTGGCCGAGTACCCGCAAAAGGTGAGATATATTTTCTCTGGACGCTCAACTCTTTTAATGCATTCACTTTTATTACATATATCATTAAATACTTCGGTAATATCAGACAACTCACCTTTTCAACCTATGCGATAAATGAGAGAATCCTTACATCGCTTGTGAGATGGTATGATAAAGGTTCTATCGATAGTATTTACATCTGTATATCAGATTCTATAAGAAGCCGAGTACCGAAGGTTAATGACCAACTGCAAGCGTTTGCATCAACACGAAACATAAATATTGGCTATGCTTGGAATCATAGTAAAGTAACATTGATAAGAACCGATGAACATCACTTTGTAATCTGTGGTAGCGATAATTTTAGCGAGAACGCACTTAACGAACAATATATTTTTTTGAATGATGAGCGAATCTACAACTTCTACGAAGAATGTATCCTTAATAGGTCTGACAGAGGACGATAGGGCAAATTTACTAAAACTTGGAGCGTTAGGCTGGAGCGAAAAGGATATTGCAGTGTACTTCGGGTGGGATAAAGAACTGTTTCATTTAGAATACACAAATCCTGATAGCGAAATATCATTACTTCTTCTGCGTGGTCGTCTGCAAGAGCGTGCAAAGGTAGAAATGAGGTTGCTCTCTGATGCTCAGGGCGGTAATCTCACCGCAGTCAAGGAACTATCTGCCGTGATGCGAGATAATTCGTTTCAACTCTCAAAACTTGACCTATTTGGTGGCCCAGATGATGAAGGGGCTATTGAGCGTATTCAATCATATATCGAAGGTGGTTGTAAAACAGACTTATCTCGCAATGAGCAGATATATATTGACCTGCTGGTGATGATATATTCTATCGATGGTCAATATGGGAAACGAAATACTATTCGGCTCCTTACGCGTAAGCCTTTTGGGTTTACCTATGAACGAGCCGCAAACCTATACGCCGAAGCCGTAGAGATGTTTTTCTCGTCACGACAGGTGTCAAAAGATGCCTTGCGGGCGAAGTTGGCCGACCAATTGGATACTCTGCACGTCGCCGCTGTAAATTCTGCTCGCACAACCAAAGATTATGAGATAGCAGCCAATATCCTTTACCAAAAAGCAAAGGTGTTACGCCTTGACCAGCAAGACCCCGAAGTATTACCACCTACTCAGTATGCTCGTCAGTATAGGTTGCTCTCGCTTAACCCTGAATCAATAGGCTTGCCCCCTGCAAACCGTGATGCGCTGGCCGCACAAATTGCCTTACTTGGCCTAAGTGACTCTGTTGCTAAACGCTTGCGAATGGAGGCAAGTATTGATGATGTAGATATAGTTGAACATTTGCATTATGTCGTACAGGAAGAGAGTTAAAGAGGTAAATACGGATATTACCTCCGTGCAATATCAAAATAGATTTGCACAGATAGTATCATTGGTGGCACCTCGCAGGTTCTTCGGCGAACTTGGCCGAGGCTCTGCTAAAACCACAGATATACAGGTGGAGCGTCTTATCGATGTGGTATATGATATGCCCGGTGCTCCTTGCGTTTGGGTCGCAGACACATTTGCTAACCTTACAGCAAATGTGCTGCCGTCAGTGCTTGAAGGTCTGGAACGCAAGGGATTTCGTGAGGGCGTGCATTATATCATTGAGAAAACACCACCAACCTTTACTGAAAAAGAAAAAGCCGATTTACCTGAATGGTTGCGCCCTCATTTTTGGACTCCATTCAATAAACTCGTCTCATATAAACGCACACTCCTATTTTTTACAGGTGTGAATATCCGTTTTGGCTCGCTTGACCGTCCATCAACCCTTGCGGGTGCATCTTATGTTCACGCATTTGGTGATGAGGGAAAGTATTTCAAGGAAGAGAAAATTGCAAATCTCTTAAAGGCAGTGCGTGGGTATCGTCAGCAGTATGGCCACTCTGTTTTTTATCGTGGCGTTACTTTTACTTCCGATATTGCAGACCCTTCACATTCGGGAGAGTATGATTGGATGTCGAAGGAGGTCAAGAATATGAATGTGGAGAAAATACTTCTCATTATGCAGGTGGGATTGGTGTATAATGACTCTCTGCACGAATATGTGGCAGCCAAAGAGGAATACTTGAAAAATCCAACGGCATCTAATTTTAATGAGGCTAAAAACAAACTTAAAACAGCCAATCTATGGAAGGCACGATGGATAGAATTGCGAAGGCAAGAGGAGGCCAGCACATTCTTTTTGCGTGCATCATCTTATGTCAATGTTGATATCCTTACAGAGGGGTGGTTTGAAGATGCTATTGCATCTGGACTCAATGACCTTAAAACGGCAATATTATCCTGTAAGCCAACTTTGGAGGCAGGTGCACGATTTTATGCAGCTCTTTCAGATAGCCACTTCTACTATGATGGTATTAACGAGGAGTATTATGATACATTATCAATGCGTGATGAAGTGGATTGCCGTGTGCTAAAATATCTCAACACAAACAAACCACTCCAATTAGGTGTTGATTTTGGTAATATGTGTTCATTGTCTATCGCGCAGAATGAAGTGGTGAATGGGAAAGATACAATTCGTATCGTAAAGTTCTTGTATTCTTTGCCTCCTGATTACCTTAAAGACCTCGCGAGAAAATTCCGGAAATACTTTGCCCCAATGCGTAATAAAACAGTGAACCTATACTATGATAGAGCGGGTAACTCGTATAAAAAGGTGGGAAAAGACCAAGCATCGGAATTTAAGAAGCATATTGAGTACGATGATGATGGCCGCCGTACAGGTTGGACGGTACTCCCGATGTCGGCAGGGCAGGGCAATATAGGCCAGCCCGAGGAGTACCACTTTATGTCGATACTTCTCTCTGGGGCAAATCGCTTACTACCGCAAGTGTTGATTGACGCTTACGCTGCCAAAGAATTGAAACTATCCCTTGAAGGTGCAAAAACAAAAGTGAAAGATGGCATCACGTATAAAGATAAGAGTAGTGAACGACTCCCAATAGACCAACTGCCAACGAAATCAACTAACCCCTCCGACTCATTCAAGTACCTCTTAATGACAAAGGAGCGCAGAAAAATAGTCAAGGGTTATGTGCCTACTCCGAGCAGTATCATCGACCCAAAATTCAAATAGGTATTTCATAAATGAAATGGTGGCACTCTGCATATTGCAGGGTGCTTTTTTTATTTCGATATTTCTTGTCGTGTAGTCTCTTTTGCCTAATATGAATTGTGTCAGATGGGAACTTTACATCGTCCTGCCTCGGTTCTCTACCTATTCAGATACAAAGGAACAACACCGTTTTTCACCTGTTCAATGAACCTCTCGCTTTTCTTGTGAGAAATTTACCTGCGGCACTCTGAAGAAATTTCACCCAACAAAAGCGAGTAGAACCCTTGTAAGCAGGTATAAAGGTGCTTCGCAACTATATCTATTATGAAATTCGATGTTGTATTCCTGTATCAGAAAGGTTCACGAAACGAGGCTGGACGATAGTTCAAAAGTTCTTTGACATACTGACAACAAAACTCATAAGGCTTGGGTTATAGACTACTTGACAATATCGAAAAATTAGAAAGGTTACTCACTCGGCAGTCCGATAGAGTGACACCCAAATCGAGAGGGTAAAATCTCGATAAAATATAAATCTAAATGTTATGTATTCAACCGAAGAAATCAAGATGATTGTAAACACAATCAATGAGCAACTTAACGCAGTAACCCCACTAAAAGTGCTATGCTCTTGGGGTATTAGTAGGCGTATGTGTACGACATACAACCAAATGCCTACACTCGCATTAGAGGTGGACGGCCTACTGCATAAAGGGTGGGTTTATATCGCTTATGATAACGGCCCCGACCTTTATAATATCTATGCTCTCAATGCAAAGGGTGAGCCAAAGCACACCGTAGAGGGAGTTTATTTTGAGGACTTGGGGAATATCCTCGATGGCCTAATCGAGCGAGACCCTGCAACAACCGATGAAGATTACAAAAAAAGCGTAGAAACTTTTTACCGCCAAAGTGCATAAAACCCAATCGGCAGGGAGTGCCGAAAAATTATAAACCACTAATAAATTAAACACTATGAAAAAGGAAAACACTACAAGCGTGGCAACCGTAGCCACAAAGAACAACACCGAGACCGTAAAGGTAGAGCAGACCAACAAGACAACAGCCGACAAGCAGACAAGCAACAAGCCGACAGCCGTAGCACCTGCACCCCCTGCAACCCCCACAGCAAAGGCAGTGCCCACACCTGCCCCAAAGGTAGTGCCAACGCCCGACCCCGCAAAGATGCAGGCCGAGACCGTGCTAAAACTATCTAAACGCATCGAGGAGTTAGAGGAACAACTCCGCAAAGAGCCGCAGAGTATCGAGGAGCGAATAGAGTACTATCAGAAGAAACAGCAACTTACGGAGCGTTACAAGAATTTGACCGCTCAAATTCTACACCTCAAAAAATTGCGTGAGCAGGTCGAGGAGTGCAACGATGAAGTAGAGGACTTCTCAAATGATGCGAACATCTACCGTTTGCGCCTGATGATACCATCGTCATCGTATAACGAAAAAGATGTAATCAATATCTCAAATGTGGCTCTCATTGGTGAGGTTATTAACCTTTTGACCGCCAAAATGCAGGATAAGGCTTTGAGCCTACAAAGCGAGATAGCCGCATAATATAACCATATCAAACGGGGGCGAGACCTCGCCCCCATATTATTAACGATTAAAACCATATCATTATGAACGCAACAACTACAACCACAGCAGACAAACCCAAACCGACCAAGATACAAGAAAAAAGAGCAATGCTCATTGAATTGTCGCAAGAGGCAAAAGCAATGCGCCAAGAGTTTATAAATTCCTCGCAGACCCCAACAGAAGCCGCATTTTGGGCGAGCCGAACAATAAATTATATGTTACTTAATCATATATACGGCTCAGAGGGCGTGCGCTTTGAGACCTTCAAAGAGTGGAAAGCGCAGGGCGCAACAATAAAGAAAGGCGCAAAGGCAACAGTTATTTGGGGGCAACCTCGCCAAGCCGTGCCGAGCCTTGCCGACAAACTCAAAGCAAACCCAAATGAAATGCCTATCGATGATATAGAGCAAAACGAATACGAGTTTTATCCCCTTTGTTTTCTATTCTCGGAAGATGATGTATATTTTACGAGCGTAGAGCCAGAGACGGAACAGCCAACCACATCAGCCGAGAACGATGTGCCAATCGAACAAATATCAATTAAAGAAATCTTATGATATGGAAACAATCGCATTACTATTATTCTTTGTAATCCTTGCCTCCTCGACTGCATCGAGGAAAAAACACTAATCGGGAGTATGCCGCCAATTTTTGGCGGCGGCTCAAAGCGGTATCTACGCTAACGCGACAGTCATAGACTGCCGCGTTTTTTTGTGTGCCTTTGTGTGTAATATAAGGCACAACAAAAACCACTCCGATGCTTGTTATTTACTTTGACTACCTCCGTGCCGTTAGACTCTGCGAGCCACTATACTGCGATACATCAAAGAGTTATGATAGGTGTTGCATAGCAACAATGGTATTGATTGGTGGGATTTTGTTTGGTGACAAAATATCAAAAAGGTGCCGCAAGCGGCAGAGGTGTTGTTGGTGGGATTTTGCCATATATCACCTTTTGGGGTATTTGCAACCGCAAATGGGGGAGAGGGCGGGACGGGCTCAAATCTCTTATTGCGATTCCGTTTCTTTGAAACTACATCGCAAAACGCTACTTTTCAGCGACTTGCTAAAAAGATGGTCTGAAAAAGTCGAAAATATCAGCCTTTTTCTTGGAAAAATCGGCTTTTTTGGCCGTGTAGCCAAAAAAGTTTAGCGGTATCTGGCGCGTGGTTCCCTTGTCCTTTGTAACCACTTCCTGCGATGTAATTTTGTGTATGGATTTATACGAAGCAATACGGCAGATGAGACAATTATCGAAAGAGAATATCCCTTTCAGTTTCTCTTTTATGTCATATAACTCTGCGGAGCAACATTCCGAAGGTATTGTGTCGGTGAGACGTGCCCGATTGCAGAAACGTGAATCTATAAAGCACCATAAAAACGCAGAAATAGTAGAAGCATATATCGACCTCGATACAATGGAGTGTAAGAGATTCTATCAACCACTGCTGATGATGTTTAACGGAGAGAAAATATCGTTGAAATGAGTAATATAAAACGTCTATCGTCTAATGCTTACGCCCTTCATTTGGAAGATGGGCGAGTCTTTACGCTATCTACCCGTACAGGTGATGATATGAATAGCGTTATTTGGGGGGCTAATGCCGCTCGTAATTGGGAGGTGATGCCTCAATATATGGGTGACTTCCGTGTGGTGCCATTCGGTCTGAATAATAATCTGCCGAGTGAGCTCCGTGATATAGTTGATGGAAACAACCTTGCTCCCGGTATCATTGAACGACAACTTGGCCTACTGTGGGGGCAGGGTGTTTTCCTTAATCAACTATCTTTCAAAGATGGTGAGATACAACATATATGGTTGCAAGATGCAGAAATTGAGGCGTGGCTCAATGAGTGGGATTATATATCTTACATCAAAGGGGTGACAACGGATTATCTGTACCTTAAAGGATTCTTTAATGCGGTATATCTACAACGAGGCCATCGTATAGGTGGAAAACCCAGAATATCGCATCTTGAACATATCCCCGCTAAAAATGCTCGCTTGGAATGGACTGACAGCCGTAGAGTGGAAGATGTAAAACATATCCTTGTGGGTAACTTTGAGCAGGGGTGTGCCGATACGGGCGTTAAAGCGTATCCCGTATATGATAGACGCAATCCCAGCAGATACCCTGTGTCTGCATCATATAATCATACCTATTCGTTCTCACGCGACTTTTATGCTGTGCCGCAGTATTGGGGTGCTCTGCGTTGGATTGTGCGAGGTAGCGAGATACCGACCATCTTCAAGTATGTGACCGAAAATGGATTAAACCTCGCTTATCATATACATTCGCCAAAAGGGTATTGGGACGATAAACGCGATGCTCTCCGCTCTGCTCACTCAGATTGGGACGAGGCGAAACTCGAAAAAGAGGTGTCATCATTGGCCGAAAAGATGCTCGACTCTTTGACAGAGGTGTTGTCAGGAAAAGAAAATGCAGGAAAATTCTTTCATACGGTAGATATCCCCGATGATATGGGGCAAACATCAACTTGGAAGATAGAGGCTATCGACCAAAAGATAAGTGACTTCGTGGGCTCGCAGTTGAAAATTGCTGAAGCATCATCTTCGGCCATCACATCAGGAATGGGACTCCACCCGTCATTGTCGAATGTGATGGTTAATGGTAAGTTGGCCAGCGGCTCGGAAATGCTTTATGCTTTCCGTTTACATCTGTTATCCAATGTGGCCATAGCAGAACAGGCTATCCTTGAACCTATAAATCAAGCAATAGCATTTAATTTCCCTGATAAAAACCTGCGACTCGGCTTTTACCATCAGTCTCTAAAAGCAGAAGAGGCTTTATCATCGTCAGACCGTATTAAAAATCAGTGATATGATACTTTTTGATAAAAACAACAATGGAGCGCAAGAGTTAAATGAATTGACGGGGTATTATTATGCTTCTAATCAATTTGCGAATATAAAAGGAGAGATTGATTTTGCAATACGCGAAGTCGCATCATTAGTGGGTGCAGATGTAGTTAAGTCTGCATCGGAGGCTTACCAAAACGGTGAAAGTAACGAGTTGGTGCCGCATATCCAACGTGCTGTGGCGTGCCTTGCTATTTGTAGATATATGGCCCAAACCGTAGTGAGCCACGAGGATACAGGTCGAAAGGTAAAAGTTGATGAAGGAGATAAACTCCCGTTTGAATGGATGTTAGACCGTGATGATAGAGCCTTGCGAGAGAAGTATTATCGCTCCCTCGATGCTCTGTTCGGATATCTTGAAGAATCTGATATCGAGGAGTGGAAATCATCACGCCATAGAGAACTGCTCGATGAGTCTATTGTTAAGAGTATTTTCGACTTTGAAAGAGTATATCCCATCGATAGTTCGTATTATACGTTCTTTATGCTTCTGCCGTTGATTGTCGAGGTGCAAAATACCATATTAAAGCCAAAGGTGGGAGATGGTTGGGAGCAGCTGGTGGCTCAGAACTCGGCAGTGGCATTGCGTGTGGTAATCCTTAATGCCGTATGTATTGCCGCAACAAGATGGTCTGTCGAGGTGTTCCCGCTCTCGGTGGCAAGGAGATTCTCTCCTACATATCAAGGCAATAAAGCATCTACCTCCGCTACAAAGGTGGAGATGGAGCATTATATCTCATCATTGCGTAGCCAAGCCGATGATGCCTTAAACATTCTGCTCTCTGAATTGTCTGGTGAAAACAGATTTGAAGATTATCCGTTGTTGCCAAACAATAACAAAAACAAGAAATACTTTACCGCATAATGACTAAAATAGAGATATACGAAACGGGCGCAACGGTAGAAATACCCTCTTCGTGGGACGAAATGACCCCTCGGCAGGTGCGTGATGTGATGAAGATTTACACTCGATGTGTTGAGTCTCAATCCTCTCCATTGGAGTTTAATGTTCGCGTCTTGTACTACCTTATGGGTATGAAACATAATGCCCGTAGTGTGCGCTGGGAGCGTTTGGCCGATGCTGATAGTGTGCGCCAGCGAGATGCTAATATCTATATGTTATGCGAAAAGTACCTCGGCTTTATGTTCGGCACAGATGATAAGGCCGCAACTCTCGTATATAACTCGACTCGAAATGTGCTGCCATCGGTGTCGAGGGGTTTGTTCCGCCGCAGACTTGTCGGCCCATCTGATGCCTTGCAAGACCTTACATTTGGCGAGTTCCGCCACGCCTCAAATGCCTTGACTGCATTTTTTAAGAGTCACGACTCGTCCGACCTTAATGAGTGTATCGCACACCTCTATCGCCGTAAGGCCTCAAAGGCTAATCGAGCAGGGCGATATGTGACCCCAATAGATAACTCTACTTTTGAGTCCGATATCCGCCGTGCCGCATCGTTGCCCTCTTGGCAGAAGACAATAATAATGCTGTGGTTCTCGGCCTGTATCAACTTTTTGCAAACGGGGACAGTGGTGCTCGATGGCGAGACCGTAAACCTATCGGCGTTGTTCTCGTCCGACCCAGATGCAAAGCCGACAGAGTTTGTAAATACTTGGGCCGACCTCGCTATCAACATCGCAAAAGAGGGTACTATCGGTACGATGGAGCGCATAGATGAAGAACCGTTGTACTCTATAATCAAACTGATGTGGCATAATCATAAAGAGAATAAGCGCAATGAGAAGATTCGATAAACTTTCTAACCTGATGCTCTACCTCTCAGAGTTTAGAGTGCCCGATTTGGATATTGAGCCTCGCGTTTGCGTGAGTCAGGGGCAGGCAACATCACGATTGGCTATGTGCGCCAATAGCCCGCAGATTATTATTGCACGCCCGGAACTAACCGAGTCAGGGCGTGACTCCAATACTTATAACTCCTCGCTTAATACTGCAATATTTGTCGTAGAGAGGGCTTTGGGCCCGAGCTCCCTTGCAGAACGCGATGAAGAACAATTCCATCGCCTACTCGATATCGCATCAAAGGTGATGACAAAAATAGAACAGGATACTGAGGATTGGGATTGTCAGTACCTGCGAGACTTGACCATCTCGGCTGTCGAGGTGGCGCCAGAAACATCAATCTTCGGCGGTTGGTGTGGTTACTCCATTGAAATTTTCTTTCGGTAGTAGTTTTAGGTTTATTTAGTGGGCCCTCGTCAGCAATGGCGAGGGTTTTTTACCTCTTATTCTACCGTTGCCATCACATTGCCGTCACAAAAAATGCAAAAAAATAGTGATTATCAGTATCAATCGGGAAAAGTTGTATTATATTTGTATCGACAAACACACAAATACAACAAAATGGTAACTGATAAAAAATGGAGAGTTTTACCGAATCCTCCTATTGTTTTAGCTCTGTTTCAGGTGAAGTTCAAGCAGGAGGCATTAGATACTGTTATGGTAAAACGGATAGAGAAGCGCATTATGGAAAAGTTCCCTATTTGTGCAACTCACCATCAGTCTAATTTTAGCATCTCTTCACCTCTGCAAGTGGGTCAGCAAACTTTGAAAGCTAATACAAGTACAAAGGTGGTTGGATATACATATAGCACAAAAGACCAAAAGGTAAAAATTAACATTGAACAGGGGACTGTAACATATCACGATGAGAGAAAATATGAGGGCTGGGAAAACTTTATCCTATGTATTCGCGAATTTTTGGATTTGATGTCGCCACTTATTTCGGAGTCTCTAATTCATCGTGTATCTATTCGTTTTATAAATAAATTTGTCTTGCCAGACTTTAATAATCCGTTAGAGTATACGAATGTTATAGTTTCATCATCTCAAAATACCGATTTAGCATATCCTGTATCGAAGTATGCATTTAGACTGTTCCACGATATCCCTGATACCCACATAAAAAGTTGGGTGAATCATAGTTTAGATAATATTGATGGAAAGTTAAATTATATGTTCGACATTGATGTTTTAGACCATCAGAATATTGTTTATAATGAAGAAACAATAATAGATATTCTTGAAAATCTAAGAATCGTTAAGAATAATATATTCTTTGAAACATTAACAGATAAAACATTGGATTTATGTTACTAAAATATATACCCGGAGCAAAACCTTTAACCTTAACATTGGCTGTTGCTGGCGGGGTTGCAATATCTGCAGATTCCCCGTATAATATTCTTGACGATTATAGCCGAATAGAGGCCGTGATAAGTAATGACCATACTTTTAAGTATATTGATACATTCAAGGATACAACACTCCAAGATGTTGCGTTAAAATTACGTTTTGATGCTGCCTTGCAAGGCTGGAAACAGAGGACTGTATTTGTGTCATCGGCCAAACAAATAGTGACGGACCGAGGTTTTCAGGAGATTGTCCAAATGGGGGAGAAGGCTGTTCCTCTAATCATTCAAGAGATTAAAGAGACTCCATCTACTCTCGTGTGGGCATTAAATATGATATATCAAAAGAAAATATCACACTACCCCCAAATAACAATAACAGAAGCCTGCAAATTATGGGTCAAGAAGTTAAGCAATTAAGTGATGATGAGGTTAGAATGTTGCGAAACAGTTTCCCAAGGTTGCTATCAGATTCAGGATTTAAGATTACGAGTCCGATAGACCCTAATTATAACTGCATCGCATTTGCTTGTATCTATGACGACAGGTGGATGTGGCCCGGAGGAGAAGACCAAAAACTTTATGATGGTTTTCATTTTTGGCCTGATGGAGTAGAAGATGACGAGGATGTCGTTAATTTTATTGAAGCCTTCGAGAAACGCGGTTTTGAACAGTGCGATAATTGTGCCCACGAAGACGATTATTTGAAAGTAGCGTTTTATGTCAAGCCGGGAACTTCTATCTGCACACACGCAGCCCGTGAGTCTAGAAATGGCTTTTGGCGTAGCAAACTTGGTGAATGGCACGATATACAGCATTCTACCCCATACGAGATAGAAGGACCTGAATATGGAGAGGTATATCCCGTTTTTATGAAAAGAAATCCTGATAAGTAAAGTCATATAAATCTACTACTACAATATTTGAGAGGAGCGAGAAAAATTCTCGCTCTTTTTTTGTTTTTATCCAAAATCTCCTTATCTTTGTAGTGCTTAACTCATATAACGAAGGTGCCGAGGTTGCACCAATTAGGTGCTTTTTTTGTGCCTATATATATAATTTCAGCGGTATTCCACCCCGTGCCATTGCTGTAATAGCGTGGCAACACCTTCGAGTGAGTTAAGCAGCGGGTCAGAGGAGTACCGCTGTTTTTTATTCCTCGCAAAATGCTTAACTCACAATGAAAGAAAATCAAGAGAAGAGACGCAATCGCGTCCGCAGACACCCCAATCAGGAGGTTGTCAGAATCCCAAGAGAGGTATTTGACCTTATTCGCTCACAGGCTGCTGTTACCTTGAGCCAAGCGTTAATGTTGGAGAAGTTAGTATGTAACCGAAAAAAGTATTAGCCCTATGACACGCTTTGTAAGATTCTGGGCAATACGATTGCTCGGCCGCGAGTTTATGGCACAGTCGTTGGCTGCACACCCAGAGATTAAGACAGAGTAGAGTCAATTCGTGTTTATTACCCACAAGAGCGAGAAAAATTCTCGCTCTTTTTTTGTTTTTATCCAAAATCTCCTTATCTTTGTAATGCTAAACCATATTTGAGGTGCCGAGGTTGCACCAATTAGGTGCTTTTTTTGTGCCTATATATATTCGTACACGGCGATTACCCCCGTGCCACAACCGTAATAGTTGTGGCAACTCACCTCAAAAGTGGTTTAGCAGCGGGAAAGGGTCGCCGTTTTTTTTGTACCCTAAATTTAATGCTAAACCACAATGAAAACAAATCAAGAGAAGAGACGCAATCGCGTCCGCAGACAACACCGAGAAGATGTTGTACAAAAATCATCACGCAATGTTTGCAAATCCAAAATCATTTCTTACCTTTGTGGTGTCCTACATTTTAGTCAGCGAGTAACACTCGCACATATAGCGGGTATTTTTTATGCCCGTACATATAGGTTTCGTACTCCCTTGCAGAGCGTTAATGCGCCTGCTGCTGGCTATTACAGTGTAGGACAAAGGGTCGGTGCGAAGCCTTTTTTCTTTGCACATACATATTGTTTCACTTTCTAAAATGTCCTACAATGAAAGAAAAAAACACTGAGCGTAAAATGTTACGCACCGATTGGAAAGAATTGCCAATCGACAATGAACTCTCACAGATTATTTTGCAAATTGCCAATGCGAGAGCGTCATTGCTAAATTTCCACGAATCAATCCCCGATAGAAAATCTTATGACTCCTATGAAGCTGGTGTAAGTGCTGCGGCCGTTCACCTCCTCAGTGCTATGATGGCGATTGGAGACGATTTGATGACGCAAGATTTTGTTAGTAAACTTATCGGAGAGAAATAGCCCTATGAAACGATTTTTTAGATTCTGGGCAATACGATTGCTCGGCCGCGAGTTTATGGCACAGTCGATGGCCGCTAAACTTGTCGGCACGTGGTTTATTCTCTCTATTATTCTCTTGGCAGGTTTTATGAACGAGCAAGCATCTGCTTCGGCGATGCTACTCTCTGCCATCAACTTCATTGCCGTGAGTGGCGTGATTATCCGAAGTCAAAACACTAATAAAATCTAAACAGACTACACTATGAAGTACAAACTTATATATGAGATTATCGCCGAGAGCGAGGAGCAGCGTGACCAACTCATCGCAGAACTGCGTGATATCATCGGCGAGCCCGCTCGCATCGAGCAGGCCGAGTAATAATTAATTCGACACAATATTATGGCACAGGATAGAGGAATACTTGACGGAATGTATGGCGAGGAGATTGTGTTTACGGGCATATTGAAGGATACCCGAGAGGAGCTTCGGCGACTTGTGCGTGAACACGGTGGTCGCTTTGCAAATCACATCAGCCAATACACTACCATATTGGTTGTGGGAGAGCAAAATCACCCTACACCGTTGCGCCGAGGGGAGAGTGGTAAGGTCTCGAAGGCGAAGATGTATCGAGAGGCTGGCCAGCCTATCCTAATCATCTCGGCCAAGAAATTTTATCGTGCCATCGATGAGTGGTACAAGAATCCAAATAAAAGAAGTATATTTGTATAACGCAAACACAGGTTTTATGATAGAGGGAATTTTTACATTGATGGGTATCGCAGGCTGTGTAATAGTAGCACTCGTGATTATCGCATTTATAGCCTATTGGGCTTTTATGGGTCTGATGACTATCATCGGTGGCCTGCTATTGTTGTGGGAGCGCATCAATAAGAAATAATCCGCATCTTTACCACTCTTGCAGTGTCCTTTTATAGCCTCCATTCGGGGGCTATTTTTGTTGCAAAGAATTGCAACAATGTCAGTCAAGGAACGCTTTGTAAGAGAGATATTACAGGACGAGGGTCGCCGTCTATTGCGTAATCAGTCGTTGGCGTTGGAGCGCAAACTACAAGTGCGCTCTGGTCGATTGATGAGTACGCGTAGGATTGGTGTCGAGGGTGGCGATGTGTACGATGGCCGCCTCTCTTTTACCCATACTGCTTATGAGCGTTTTCTTGATATGCGCCGTCTGCGTATTGGCTCAAAAGATGTGTATCGCAACCGTAAAATCCACAATCGTTTTGTGTTTGGGCATTATTCGTCTATCGCTGGCCGCCTGATGCACGACCTTACTGATGATGTTGTTGCACGAATCCGTGAACAAATAAAATCAGAGAATAATGGCTAAAACAGTTAGGGACGAAGATTTGCGCTTAAATATCATCATCAATGGTGATAATGGGCGCAAGGAGATTGGTGAGTTGGAGCGTAAAATCCACGACACCAATGCCAAGTTGGAGCAACTCTATGACAAGCGCAAAAAGTTGGAGCAACAAGGCAAGCAGGATACCGTTGCATATAAGAACCTCCAATCGCAGATAGGACGATACAACAAGACTCTCGAAAACAATCGCGAGCGTCTTGCCTCGTTACAACGCCAGCAGTCGGTGAATACTATGACGCTTCAGGAGTTGCGAAAGCATATCAACCGTGTGCAGATAGAACTTAACAAGACCGACCCGAAGTCGGAGCGTTGGGCGCAACTTAACGCAGAACTCAAACAGTCGAAGGCTCGTATGGTTGAGTTGTCCACACAGTCGAAGGCCACCAATGGAGTGGTGTGCAATCTTGCAGAGCGACTAAATCGATATATAGGTCTTATCACGGCGGGGTTTGCAACAGCGAGTGTGATGGTAACGGGTGTTAATCGTGCGCGCAATGCGTTCAATCAATATGACGAGGCCGTCACAGATGCCAGCAAGACAACCAACCTCACCAAAGGAGAGGTGGAGCAGCTCTCGCAGTCGCTCAAAAAACTTGACACTCGCACCTCGCAGAATCAGTTGCTTGGCTTGGTCGAGATAGCAGGTAAGTTGGGTATTAAGGGCAAAGATAATATCGAGGGCTTTGTCCGTGCGGCAGATAAAATCAATGTTTCATTGTCGAAGGACTTGGGCGATAATGCCGAGGACGCATTAAAGGAGATTGGTAAACTTGTCGATATTTTCAACCTCGAATCTGAATATGGCATTGAGACCTCGATGTTGAAGGTCGGCTCTGCCATCAATTCACTCGGTATGTCATCAACGGCAAACGAGGGTTATATCGTGGAGTTCTCGAAGCGTTTGGCGGGTATTGCGCCGAATGCCAATATCTCTATACAGAATGTGCTGGGCTTGGCGGCCACGCTTGACTCTTTGGGTCAGATGAGCGAAACATCTACCACAGCATTGAGCCAGACCATCGTTAAGATGTTTAGTAATACATCTGCTTTTGCGAAGGTGGCAAAGATGGAGGTTGGCGAGTTCAAGGATTTGTTGGCCAAAGATACTAATGAGGCTCTTATCCGTGTGTTGGAGGGTATGAGTGGCAGTGATATGGCCGAGGCATCAGCTGCTTTGGAGTCGCTCAATTTGCGTGGTACTCGTGCAGAGCAAATCTTGGGTGCGCTGGCTAAAAATACCGACAAGTTGCGTGAGCAACAAGCATTGTCGAATAAGTCTTTTGCAGAGGGTAACTCTGTGATGGAGGAGTTTGATAGAAAAAATACATCTGCTACGGCTCAGATGGAGAAAGCAAAGAAGGCCATCACCGAGAAGGCTGTTGCTTTGGGTAGTAAGTTGGCTCCAATGCTGACCACCTCGTTATCTCTCTCGACAAATTTTATTAAGATTATGTTGGAGTGTGTCGAGGTGGCCACAAAGTATCGTTTGATAATCCTCGCCTTGACAGCAGCATACGCCGCGAATATCGCAATGAAGAAGATTGAGGTTGCTTGGCATAAAACATCAATCCTTTGGAGCGGGAAATATAGCGCGTTGTTGGAAAGCCAAATCCGCTCAATGAACAATGCTACTGCGGCATCGTATGCGTGGGCGGCGGCGAAGGCCTTGCTTACAGGTAACATCAAACTTGCTACGGTGGCTGTTAAGAGTTTTATGGCCGCTATGGGACCTATTGGGTGGATAACACTTGGACTTTCGACACTTGGCCCTGTTGTGGCGGGATTGGTGACTCATTGGCGCGATGCAAATAAGGCGCAGCGAGAGTTATCCTCAGCGATGAAAACAGCGGCAACGGAAGCATCTGTTGAGAGAACGGAACTCGATAAACTTATTGGTAAGTTGTCGGCCTGCAAGGAGGGCACGCAGGAGTACGCCGACACCCAGCAAGAGATTATCGATAAGTTTGGCAAGTATGATAGCACTCTGACAAAGGAGGGTGTTTCTGTCGATACACTCCGGGATAAATACGATGAGTTATCTGCGGCCATTATGCAGAGCGCAAAGAACCGTCAGTATAAGACTTTCATAGAGAATCAGCAGAAGTCGTTTGATGAGCAGTTTGGCGAAATATCGGATAAATTGTGGGAGCATCTGTCAGATAAGTATTACACCGAGAAAGCCTCGAAGTATTACAATCAGATTATGGACGCTTTTATGCGTGGCAGTTCTCTCGACCCGTGGCTCACATCGGGTCACGCCAAGACCCAACGCCTTGTAAAGGAGTTGGGGAAGTTGCGTACCTCTCAAAATAAAATTCAGGCCGATGCCCGGGCACGCTTTGGCATTAAGGCCGAGCCTACCCCTGCAACCCCGACAGAGATAGAGGAGGTTGTTGTAGTTGGTGGCGATAACGATGATAAGGGTGGCGGTTCTACCGATGCCAAGAAGTGGTCGCTGGATAAAGATGAGGAGTATCTCCAACAGCGTTTAGCACTCAAAAATAAATATTTGAATGGTGAGTACGCAAGTGAGCAGGCTTATGAAGATGCGCTGCTCGCCCTCGAAATAAAGTTTTTGCAGGAGCGTTTAGCCCAGAATAAGGAGAAGGGTGCGGAACGTCTTGCTCTTCAAGAACAACTTACCGAGAAACAGATAACGCAGAAGGAGAAGCAGGTTAAGAATGAGGAGGAAGCCGAAAAGCAGCGCGTTAAGAATGAGGAGGAAGTAAATAAGATTATAGCAGAACTCTCTACTGACCGCATTGAGAAGGAGAATGCAGATTACGAAAGGCGTAAGAGTAAACTCACGGGCAATACGAAGACTCTTGAAGCACTCGAAAAGGCTCACGCAGCACGTCTTGCAAAGATTTATCTTGAAGAGGCAGAGGCTCAGCGTGAAACAGATGAGGCTAAATACAAATCACGCCGCAGGTCTATCATAGAGAGAAATCGTCAGGAAACTGCGTTATTTACAGGCTCCCAGCGTGAGCGTAAGGAGATGACCAAACGCCATTATCAAGAACTTAATGCGCTTGATAAGGAGTATTTAGAGGGTATGCTCAATCAGTTGCGTGAATTGGTGAAGAACCATACTATTACGCAGGAGGGCATTGCAATACCTATCGATATATCTGATAAAGACCTTGCAGAACTCTATCGACAAATCGAGGAGTTGGAGCAGAAGTTGGCCGAGTTGGGTGTAACCAGCGATGCCACAGATGCTACATCAACCGTGCGTGGCCGTTCATTCTTGGGCTTGGGTAAATCTGAATGGGAAGATTTATTTAAGGGTAATATTGAGTCTTTTGAGGGTTGGGCATCTACCATTGGCACGCTCACGGAGAATATCGGTAACGAGGTTATGAGCGTGTGGGGTAACATCGATAAGGCGATGACTGCATCGGAGAACCGACAACTTAAACTCTATCAGAAGAACAACGAGAAGAAAAAGAAGTCATTTGAAGACCGCTTAAATGCGGGGCTTATGACGCAGGCTCAGTATGATGCAGAGATGGAGGCTATGCAGGCTGCCGAAGATGCGTATCAGGAGGAGTTGGCTCTTAAACAGGCAAAACGTCAAAAGGCGATGAATATATCGCAGGCTCTTATCAATACCGCTGTTGCTGTTACTCAGACATTCGCAGAATTTGGTTGGCCATTCGGTATTGTCCCTGCTGGTATTATGGCGGCTTTGGGTGCTGCCGAAGTAGCAACCATTGCGGCGCAACCCATTGTTGGAGCAGAATCGGGAGGTCCTATAAATGTAACTCGCGCACAAGATGGTAAGCCGTTTAAGGCGCGTCTCAACCCCTCAAAGCGAGGCTTTATATCAACGCCAACGGTATTGGTAGGGGAGAATGGGACGGAGTATGTTATTCCCAACGAAGCACTACGCAATCCAACAATATATCCATTTATAACAGCGATGGAGGGTGCGCGTAGGAATGGTACTCTGCGAAATATAAATTTTGATAGTATCTATTCTGTACCGATAGTTACGGGTAGAGCAAATGGTGGATATACGGAGACTTCCACAGTGCCGTCACCTATCGAGACCATTACATCTACCTCGACAGCACAAGAACTTTTGGAGTTGTTGCGTAAATTGAACGTGACATTATCGAAGCCGATATGGGCCAAAGTGGCGATGTTGGGCAAAGATGGATTTATAGAGCAAATGGAGAAGTACGAAGAGTTGAAAAAGAAGGGTGAAGTATGATAGAGATAATTACCAGAGCAGGCATCTCGCTTGACCTTGCGCCTGATGCGTTGTTTGAAGTTGAACTTGAAAATCCGATGTTGGCAGATGAACATATCTCGGTTGCATATTCAACGAGCATCTCATTCTTGCCAACATTGAAAAATAAGCAAGTTTTTGGATATTTATCTGCGATGTTGCTTGAACCGCAGGTAAAGGAAGTAGCGGCATCTGTTCAGGTGCGGGGTATTCCGCTATTCTTTGGAACTCTTGTGTATGATGGTATAGAGGAGGGAAATATCAATTATACTTTTTCGGGACGTAACCTCGAAGATGATTGGGGTGGATATATACATTCGCTATCACATCTAACAGAAAAGACCTTTGAGTATGAGGAGACAACGCCTCTCTCTTGTTTGGCGGATTGGTGGGATTATTATGGCCGTATTAAGAATGGGGCGGAGATAGCCGACTTTGAATATCCTACGCTTGTTGGTGCTGCCAATATCGCCGATATAGAGCATAGGAATAATTTTGAGTTGGATATGGCCAATGTCGGAGTGAAATACCGTAACTATCCATACGGACTATGGACGCTCTCCAACCCTGCTGTAAAGGTGGCCAATATATTGTCCAAAGCGTTTGCTAAAACGTCAATATCGCCGTTAATCATAAAGCGTTATGAGTCATTGGCCATACTTGGTATGTATAAGCGAGGAACAAGCGATTTTGTAGTAGAGGGAAGCAACCCAAACCTTATACTTCGCGTGGCTGACTCTCTACCTGAATGTACTGTTTCAGTATTGGTAAAAAACATCTTGAAAATGTTTTGCGCCACATTATTTAGAGATGGCGCAGGCTTTAAGATAGTGACCAATAAAGAGGTGTTGGAAAGTGATGTGGTGGCCGATTGGAGTAATAAGGTCTCAGATATTTACTCGTTATCAACTGCGAGTAAACAGGGATATACATTCCATTTTAATAATGACGACTCGGAGAATACAGGCGTAGCAGAACCATCAGAAACGATTGCAAGTGGGGAAAGTAGCGTTGTCGATGTATCTACATTGGGCGATGTTATTAAGATGGCGGAGGAACATCAAGAATATATTGCTATGAGATATGCAAAAACGGGAGATATTTACAATGGCAAGAGTGTAAAAGTGTGGAATTTGCTTGCGGATAGCCCTGAATACACAATGCCGTATCTCGATATGTTATTGCATAAAATGGAAAAGTATAATACGGACGAGGGGGATAGCAACTATGATAATGCAATAGACTTTCGGCTGGTCAGATGTATGCCTACAAAGATATTGGCGCAGGAGTCAAAAGATATTTTCTACCATATGTGCCCCATTGTAGATTTTCCTGCGGCAGAAACGGGCCGAACATCTAATATATGGATAGGCACTCTTCTGCGAGGGCAACTTGTCGATAAGGGTAGGGCATTTGCCCAACCCGCTGATTTGGGAGTACGCGATGAGTATGCGGACGAGGAACTTTCGCTTGACCCCGCAGTATTGTATCAAACATACCATAAAGAATTTGCATCGTGGTTGGCTCAGGATAGGCGTGTTATGACCACAGATGTATATCTTACCCCACAGGATATAGCCGCATTACGGCTGTATGGGAAGGTGAGCATATATAGTCAGGAGTTCTTCATAAAGAAGTTGTCGTTCACTTTTTCGGCAAGTAGTGACTATATCGGCGTGAGGGGAGAGTTTATCAGTGCCGCTCGAAAATAGTGTCCTTTTGTAGCCATCTTCGGGTGGCTATTTTTGTGTAAAAATAGATGCGCTATGAGTTGGCTTGATGATACAAAATCTATATTCTCAAAAAATATGCGGGATATTGTTGTTGCAGTGGGGAAAGTTCCTAATGCAACAATCGAGGTATCTGATGTTGATGGCAATGCTGCTTCCTTCTTACTTCAACCCGTAAATACATTTATCACATTATGCACCTCGGAGGTAATTGATAGTTTTGCACAGTCATATCCTCCGCGCATAAACACCACTGAAACACAGGTGGAGACGATACACCCTATATCGTTGAAAATATCTGTCGATGGAGTGATACATAAGAGCATCTATATCCCGACAATCTGGGGTGGCGTGCCTGATGGAGTTAAAGATGAACATTATTTCCTGCAACATCACTTCCTTACGTGGCGACCTCAAATAGGATATGTAACCAAAGGCATCAAGCAACAACTATCGTTAGCCATCGCTGATACTCAGGTTGGGGTAAGCGATGTTGTGCGTAAATATAGGAGCCTTTATGTTAAGGTGTATTTCCGTATTGCGACCCCGATAGAATTACCATTGGAGAAGTGTACTTACGATAATTCAATATACCGTATAGATTGTTCTTATCAACGAATTTTAGACCTCGTTAAGGCGGAATTATCAACCAATGACGATGTTGTAGCCTATGACATATATGGCAAGGGGGACAATAGTGAATATTCCTCTATGATACCACAGCGTTTCATAGTGCTACCCTATAACTCGGCTTACGGATATTTCTTCTTTCAAAACACGTTGGGAGGTTTCGATACTATAATCGCGTATGGTAGTACTAAAAGCACATCATCAAGCGAGGTAAAGACCTCTATTGTGCGCCGTCAAGAGACAGAAGTGATAAATGATTTTGCAGAGAGTTGGGAAACAAATACGGGTTATATAAATAGTGAAGTAGAGAAGGGCCTTTGGCAAGAGTTCCTACGCTCAACAAATAGATACATACTTCGCCCAGATGGTACAGCACGCCGCATCATTGTAGATGAGTGCAAGGCGGAATATACTCGTCACAAAGTAGGCAGTTTTACGTTTGAGTATCACTATGCCGAACAAGACAAGGGGGCGTATTATGAACATCAAGAGACCCTAACAGAACTGTAATATGGCAAAACGAAGACAAAACCATCGAGGGGACTTCTCGATGATTCATATATTTCAGAAAGACGGAGAACAAATTGCTGTTCCCCAGCATATCCGTATAGAGTATTATACGCCATTCCGTAAAAGACGCTATGTAGTGGAGCGCAATGGAGACTCCTGTAAGAATTGTTATATCGATGGCAATACTCTTGTCGCCACTATTGCATTATCTCACACCTACATTGGTACAGGCCTACTATGCTATACAGTGACCATATATGAGCCCGATGCGTCATATCCGAGTGGAGAAAGAGCAGTTCCGATACCTTGCCAAAGCGATATATTGTTGTGGAGAGGCAAGACAGCTGATAGTATGGGAGCCTATGAGTGTGCAGTGCTTATGTCGGAAAATGCTCTTGCCCGTCTTTCAGATGTAATCATCGAGCAACCCAAAGCAGGTGATTACCTCGTGTTTGATGGCACTTGTTGGGTGAACACTCCAAAGCCTACATCTGTTGGCAATCTCTTCGATTATGCCACGCAGAAATGGGTGTTAGAGTTATTGCAAGAGCAAGCCGTTAGTTCGCTTGAATTTTCACTTGATAAAGATGGCTACTTGTATGTACGAGTCTTTGATGAGCAGATACAAGAAGATGTACTTCAAGAAGCGAAAGTTCGCAATGCTCTCAATGCAAAACAATGGGACGGCCATCAATTTAAGCATTACCTCGACCAAGCAGTTCGTAAAAGTGATGCAGTAGAGTTCTTGCGAGTTGCGGCAAAGCAATTTGCGACAACAGGATTCGCGCCGGGATTAAAAGGTGCAGCCATCGATGAGAATGGTGATGCCGAATTTGGGGCATTGATAACTCGCCTCTGCGCTACACTTGCAGAGTTAGTTGTGAACGGTAGGTCGGTATTTAAGGGCAACTTATCTTCCGAGGAGTTTGTGTCGGGCTTCCTGAATGGCAAAGGGTGGGGCATCACCAAGAAGGAGGTGCAGAATGCCGTAGGACAGACCGAGACGAAGTATGTAGGAGAGTTCGATGAGGTTATCGTGCGTGGCGTGATGCGTATCTTCTCGCTTGTTTATAGCCAACTGTTAGGCGAGAATGATAACCGTGTATTTACCTCTATGATGGAGGTGGACCACTATGATTCTACGACTGGCCGATTATGGTTGAAGACACAAGACGGTAAGTTGTACAACTCCTTCCGTAAGGGGGACTATATAATGGTTCAGCAGTATAACGGACTACCATCAGAAGAGAACGACCACTATATTACCAAACACTATGAGTTTATAATTTCAGATGCGGGGTGTGGTAATCAGGCCGATGGTGTTAATCGCCTTGATTGGATAACTTTCTCAAACTTTATATCTGCTGATGGCCGTTCTGCCGCCGATGTTATAACAAAGGGAGATACCATTGTTCGCGTAGATAGTGCCACTGATGCAGACCGTAAAGGCATAATACAAATAATCACCGTAGGTGCGGCTACTCCATATATGGATATTGTATATGGAATGAAGACAGACCCCGATAATTATCTCAAAGGACGTATTGGCAACCTTGAAGGAGTGCATCATCATCTCTTTGGGTGGTTGCAGGGTTTTGGTGAGTTACTAACCAATCTATATGCCGTAGGTGATATACGTTTGAGACGCACAGGCGAGAGCCTTGATGCAAAGATAGAAATGTTGAAAGGCTTATTTTCAACATCATATCAGCGCATAACATACGACCTTACAGAGGAGGATAATTATCTGCAAAACGCTACTTTTACCGAATCAATGGAGGGGTGGAGTAATGGCAATGATACTACGCTTGTAATAGTGAATGATGCTCCTATGCTTGTCAATGGGAACACCGTGCAAGCGATTGGTAGCGTTGCGGCCATCGAGGAATATGATGGGCGTAATATGCTGCATATTCGTAATAGTTATATCCGACAGGCTAATGCCAATATCCGTAAGCCCAGCACTCACAAAGTATATAGCACGAATAATACTGATGCTATGAATGATGGTTATACCGAGGAGCGAGATACACTGTATCTTACGATAAAATATCTTGCAAAATCGGGCGGAACTCTTCGTGTGGGCTTTGACCAGCAGTCGAATGTTATTGGAGCATTACCACTTACGCAGGTAGAGATTGATAAATCCCTATCGTGGAAGATAATGCAGGTATATGGCACTTGGGACGGCAAGGGAGACTTTATCGTGGAGTATTCTGGTGATATGTATGTAGCAATGCTCTCCATCACAGATAGGCCTCTCGATGAGTACAAGAAGGAAACAGCCACCAAAATAGAGCAGACAGACTCCAATATAGAACTACTTGCAACCAAAGTGGATAATCAACAAGGTTCAATAACGCAACTTGGTTTAGACATCGATGCGGCCAATGAGCAAATAACTATATATGCGGAGAAAACATCAACTCTTGAAAATACTACATCAAGTCTTGGCCTCCGTCTCGATGCAGTAGAAGGCGATATTAAGATATATGCAGAAAATACCTCGGCCAATGAAAGTGCTATTGCAGAATTAAAACTTAGGGCAGATGGCATTGAGACATCGGTGTCATCAGTGTCTGATGATTTGGAAAAGGCAAAGGATACTGCGGCGGCGGCTTCTGCGGCGGCACAGGCTGTGGCAGATGCGGCTTTGGTAAATGCTGGCAATGCCCAAAGTGCAGCGGAAGATGCACAAGATACAGCCGATGATGCATTAACAAAGGCTAAGGCCAATGCTACGGCTATATTGCAAAATGAGAGTGCTATAAGTATTATAGCAGCACGCTTTGATGAAGACGGAAACCTTTTAGAGGGAAGCGGCTGGGTTACAACATCTAAATATCAGGAGTTATATTCGCAAGTCAATGATGCGGAAACAGGCCTATCTACGAAGGCGAGTATAAGCACAAGTGTACAGTATGACCCGACAACAAAGAAGATTATAAGTGATATAAAACTTACGGCGGACAACATTACATTGGAGGGTGTGGTTACAGCCAACAACTATTTCAAGGTGCTTACCGATGGCTCTATTGAGGTGAATAAGGGCGCATTTAACGATGTCGTTATCACTGGTTCATTAGCAGAGAAACCAAAATCATTACCATCAGGAACTTCTTTGGATTTTAGCACGGGTTTTAACTTCGCGGGATATGCTTCAGCCAATAGTAGCAAAACACTATACCTGCCAACGGATACAAAGTATAATGGGGTGCGTTGTACTATTACTAACACCAACAACAATGGAGGCTATTTCATCATAAAGTGTAGTGATAGTGCAAACTTTATGTATAGTTCATATAACGCCACTATGCTTGAAACCAACACTATCAATTTGTATGGCATTGGCGATGTCCGTTTGCGTGCAGTACTCAATAGTAGTGGCTCTCTTCGTTGGTTTATTGAGAACGAAGGCTCGTTTAGTTATGATTGGGCTAACAAGAAACTTACCAATGGCAATGCGGCTCCTGCGGCTCGACTGATAAATATTTTCACATTAAAGAATACAACATTAACCACAGTTTTTTGTGCAGATAATAATGCCATAACGGGTACTCCTACATCAAATTCTTCAGCAGCAACTATTACTTGGGCTATTAAATTTAGCAAGTCTCGAAGCGGACACAAAAAGGCGTATATTCCAATCGTGGCATCAGACCTCTGCAACATAGCAGCTGCAATGGTTACTAATATCACTAATGCGGGGTTTACCATAACAGCAGGCGCAATATATCCATTTGGATTAGATTCGGTGCAGAAGGCGACTCTCACCGTCTGCATATTTGAGTATAGTTAATTAAACCTATAAAATTATGGAAGTAAATCTAAAACGACCCTTTGTGGATAATTACGGCGATGCGGTTTGTGAACTGCGAAAAGGTATTCCCGAACAAACAGAGATAGGGCGACAGGTATCGAAGATACTATTTAACTTGTCCTCGCTTGGCGGCGTGCCTCTTGATGCCGACCAGAAGTATGAAGCGTATAGGCTCTGCCAGCGCATTACTGCCACGCCCGAGAAGGTAGAACTTACCGCAGAAGATGTGGTATTCCTCAAAAGAGTATGTGGAGAGCAGTTGTCGGCAGGAGCCTATGGGCAAGTGTACGACATTCTTGAAAACAATGTTAAATAATAATATCAAACACTATGAAAAAGAAGACAGAGAAAACATCGGTAAGTTATGACCCCGTAGTCATTAGCGAAACGACAAACGTTCAGTTCACAAAGTCGGTAAAGAGTACAGGCACGGCTATTTATGGAAAAATCCTTAAAGATGGTGCAGAGGTTGGTCAGGTCTCTTACGAGGAGACGGGTGACTATATGATTACCAGCGTCAAGCCGTTTAGCAAACTCACGAAAGAGGAGGTTGCTGAGTTATATGCACAGGTGCCTACTTGCATCGATGAGATGTTACACGAATAAATTATTGTTCCTATGGGAGTACTTCAAACATCACAAGAGGAGTTGCAGGCCTTCTATGCTATGGCTTTGCCGGGATTCCTTGAATATATCAAGAATCACGGCACAAGCGTAGATAAAATAGAGATGGCCACAACGCTTGAAGGTATCAAGTCACTTCCTGCGCTTATGCAACTCGGCGGCGTTGAAAAGACGGTACTTGCTCCGCTAAATCTGCTCACGAAAGATGTAGATGAGCAAATCGAAAACTGCAAGGAGGCCACCACTAATGCTAATACCTCGGCTACCGAGGCGAGTGCGGCGGCAAAGCGTGTCACTGATGCTATTGTAGAGATATCGACACAAAAGCAGGAGGCACTCAATGCGGCGAGTTCAGCCCGTACAGCGGCTACATCAGCCAACACGGCTGCTACTGCGGCAAATGTTGCGGCATCAAAAGCCAATAAAGAAGCCTCTAATCTTTCAGGATTGAAGACGGCGTGTCAAGATGTGACCACTCGTTGTGAGAGTGCAGTGCAGGGAGCCGAGGAGAAGGTGGTTGAGATGGACGCTTTAATGAAGAACTTTTCGGGAGATGGTCAGGCTGCTCCTGCACGAATGGTTATTCAGGCTCCGACAACCATCAGTACAAAAAATAAGATTGCTCAGCGTATAGGTGTGATACTCTATCCGAGTTATGTGATGAGGAATGTACTATTCAATAGATTTGAAGGTAACTCACTACATATAAATCCATCAGGAAATCTTACGGTTACAGGACTTGGAAAGAGCCGATTTTACATCATACCTACGGGTAATACGGAGATATGGCAGCAGGTAGATATCACAGTCCGTGAGCCGCAGATGCGCCTGACAAGTTCGGGAAAGATACGCTTGAACAATGGTAGAATTAGAATAGTATAACCTAATTAAAACAAAACTATGGCATTAACAGAATCCGAAGAGAGTAAATTACGCACGATTATCAGCGCGTTTGAGAATGGACAGCAGATAGATGACCTCGCAATAGCATCAGCTGCTGTTCAGGATAAAGAGATTGAGGTGTTCGACAAGGTTACGGGTGCATCGGGGCGTATGGGCTTGCGCGATGCAGTCCAGATGGCTAATGCTCCCTACTTCGCACGCTATTGGAATATGGATAGCGCGACACCTACCGCCGCAGGTTGGGAGGGTAGTTTGGAGTTCGGGCAGAATCTCCCCGATGAATTGGGCCTCGGTTGTTACTTGGTAAAGAACGACCATTCACGCCGAAAACTTGACCCAACAAACCACTATCGCTTTGCTACGGGTGAAACGGCAAAGTTGGACGGCAGTATGGGACACTATCAGTGGGGTTGGGGTAAGACCTTTTATATTGCATTTTGGCAGCAGGCAAGACGCTTCTATGTTGCAGTGTCGTTGTCGCCGATTGCAGGTAAGTGGAATTATCGCATACCCGTAGGTAGTATGTCGGCCAGCGGCCACGCTTGTATGGAGCGTAGCACTACAACATTGGTGAGTTACATTAACGATGACCCGAACTATCGTGGAGGTGATAACTCCACAAGTTATGACGGTACTCCGAAAACATTGTGTGGCCGTGCTGTTACCAGCATTACTACCGAAACCGCCCGCGCTGCTGCTCGCAGGAACGGTTCAGGTTGGTTGGCAGGAACAATGCGCCATAGTGCCGTTGTAAAGGTATTGTTTGAGGTTATCTTCGGTACTCGCAATGTGCAGGCGGCATACAATTCTAATAGAGATGCCAATGGCCTCTATCAAGGGGGATTGGGTTCTGGTGTTACGAATTTGAGCTGGGGCACTTGGGGTGATTACAACGGTTATAGACCATTCTTGCATACCAGCGCAGGTGTAGAGTTGGCCGATAGTTGTGGTATTGCCAATACAGAGGTGAAAGATGCCGATGGAAATGTTATCTACACGGCTCCCGTGCCCGTATTCTTCGGATTGAAGAATATGCACGGCTATTTGTGGCGTATTCAAGATGATGAGTTTGGCAAGTGTAATGCGGACGGCTCTATCACTCATCTTGTAGCACCGTCTATCTATGGAGAGTGGACTTGCGGAGTTGAGACAGGTATGAAGGCTTATTCGACAACACCTCCTACGGGTGAGGGTTACATTAAGTCTATGGCTTATGACAAACTTGAAATGTTCCCAACGGCAACGGGTGGTAGTGAGAGTACCTATATGTGTGATTACTTCTGGAATACGAGTGGTGCTACTTCGGGCTTCCGTCTGGTGCTTCGTGGTTGCCGTGCGGACGATGGCTCTCGATCGGGTGCTTCTGGTGTCTCTGTGGGCGGTGCTGTCTCGTCTTCCAATGTGGACTT